GAAGAGTGGTTTCAGGCACGGCTAGGCAAAGTAACAGCCAGCCGTGTAGCTGATGTATTAGCAAAGATTAAGTCTGGTGAATCTGCATCTAGACGTAATTACAAGATTCAGCTAGTAAGTGAAAGACTTACAGGTGAAAGGCAAGAAACATATATTAACCAAGCAATGCAAGATGGAATTGACAGAGAATTCTATGCAAGGGAAAGATATGTGCAACAATTCGGGGAAGTGGAAGAAGTAGGGTTTATTAAACATCCTACTTTGGAAGCTGGTGCTAGCCCAGATGGTATGGTGGGTGAAGATGGTATTCTTGAGATTAAATGTCCTATGGGAAGTACGCATACAGAAACATTAATGACACAAGATATTCCAAGTAAGTACATACCGCAAGTGCAATTTCAGCTTTTAGTTACAGGTCGTAAGTGGTGTGATTTTGTAAGTTATAACCCAATGTTTCCAGAGAATTTACAGTTGTTCGTAAAGCGTGTGGAAGCAGACCCTGACTATCAACAAGAATTAGAAGATGAAGTAAAAAAATTCTTGGATGAAGTAGATGATGTAATTAATAAATTAAAGGAGATCAAATGAGTTTCTTGACTACGGAACAGAGAGAAAGAATCAAAGCTTGTTGGAGTGGTATGCGTGCTGATTTGTTTTTAGAGTTACCAGAAAGAAAACAAAACGTATTTATCGATAAGCTTGATGAAGTTGTATTAGAGTTAATAAAAGAAAACCCAGATGCTTTTAGGGGTTCAGTTGTTCAACGTGTTTACATGAAAAGGAGAATTGCATAATGGCACAGTACGATAACACAAATACTTTTACGTTATTTAAAAACGATAAGGGTGATAATCCAAAGCGTCCAGATTATACTGGCACTTTAAATTCTGAAGGTGTAGAGTTTAGATTATCTGGTTGGATCAGAGAAGGTAAGAACGGTAAGTTTATTTCTGGTTCAGTTCAGGTAAAAGAAGGCGATGTTAAGCCTGCTTCTAAAGAAGATGAGGATGTTCCTTTTTAGGAACACCCTCTCTTGGATTACTTATTCATTACATACATTGTAACTTCAAAGCCAAATCTCATTTCTGTAACAGCTGGTTTTGTCCACATAATTATGTCCTTAATAAATCCAAGCAATTTGCCTGTATCTAATATAGTATAGTTTTTACAGGGAAAGTCAAATATAAAATAATTATAATAACCTAATGAAAATAAGGAGAGACTATGGAAGATATTATAGATTTTGATAATAAAAGTGAATTAGCATTCACACCTGAAGGTAAGCTATTGATTTCCATGCTAAATCAGGCTATAGAAGATGCTATATATGTACCACCAAAACGTAAAAAAACACTTACAGAAGGCAGTAGCAGAAGCCAAACAAGTAAGGATACTATTGCTAACAGAACAAAGATAGAAGCTATTCAATGGTTATTTGATGACAATGATGTTTATAATTTATGTTGTGAATTAGCAGGAACTCACAAGGATAAAGTTAGAGCATTTGTTATTAATAAAGTTGGTGCTAAAATTATCTACCCACTTGTTGCAGGATTTTATGTATCATGATGGATATAAATACACTTGATTTAAATATGACATGTTATGCTCATGCTGCTTATCATGAAGCTGGAACACAGCAAGAAATTATTGCGGTGTTTAACGTTATTCGTAATAGAATTAAAGCAGGATATGGCAAAGATTCATGTGAGGTTGTGTACGCTAATGGTCAGTTTCAAGGTATAACAGACGCTAATCATGAAGAGGTAGATCAAAAAAGATATTTACAAATTAAATCTTTAGCAGTAGACGTAATTCATTTTAACAAGTATCATAACCCTATTGGGAAAAAGTTACATTTTTATGATGACAGTATATCTACTCCACAAGGATGGAAAAACTGTAACACTAAAATAGGGAGGTTAATATTCTGTGAATAAACCTATAGCTTGGCTTGTAGAAGAGTTTGATGGAAATGGAACATTAGTATGGTCTGGTTTAATGACATCAGAACCTAAAGAAATGTCATGGTTTAAAGACCTAAAGAATAAACTACATAACGTTACAATCACTCCGCTTATACCAGATACCAAAAATATAGTTAAAGTCACGAATGTTAAAAAATACGATAGTAAAAAATTAACGGAGGCAAATGGTGGACTATAAACCACTTACACAAGAACAAATAATTGATGCTTATAGTAAAGTATTTCCTACTAGATATGAGCCAATGACAATAGATAGAATGATACAGTTTGCAAGAATTATAGAACAATTACACGGAGTAAAGTATGAAGCCTAGTTTATTTATAGCAACACCAATGTATGGAGGTCTATGTTATGGCACATATTTTGAATCTATGTTAAAACTACAAGCATGGCTTATATCTAAAGATATGGACGCATATTTTTCATTTCTTTATAACGAATCACTTATTACTCGTGGTCGTAATACATTAGTTAATGATTTCTTAAAAGGTGACGCATCACACATGATGTTTATAGATGCTGACATTAGCTTTGAGCCAGAACATTTCTTTAAAATGCTTGATGCTGATGTAGATATTATTTGTGGATTATATCCTAAAAAAGAAATCAATTGGAATGGTGTAAAATTTGCTATTGAGAAAAAAGTACCAGATCATCAGTTAAAATATTTTACTGGCGAGTATGTTGTTAGCACTATAGAGGAAAAAGAAAATCAACTTGTGCCAACAGATAAACCATTTGAAATTAAACATGGTGGAACAGGATTTATGTTAATCAAGCGTGAAGTATTTGAAAAGCTTAAAGACAAATGCCCTACATACACACATAACATGAATGATACTAATGACAACTCTGATCTTGGTGATAAGATTACAGAATACTTTGCTACAAGTATAGATGAGAATAACCACTTATTATCTGAAGACTATCATTTCTGTAAACTAGCTCGTGATAATGGTATTAAAGTACATGGTGCAGCTTGGACACAATTAGTCCATACGGGAACTTATCAGTATAGTGGAAGGCTTGTATGATTATACCAAATAACATGATTAGTCATGTTGGTAAGATATTTCAAGGCGAATATGCTATAGGTGGCATGGGCAAAAGTCCTTACATTATAGATATAGGTGCTAATGTAGGTGGATTTGCAGTATGGGCACATGAATACTTTGATAATCCAAAGATAGATTGCTATGAGCCTATAAAAGAAAACTATAATCTATTAAGACAAAATATAGCAGGAACTGATATAGCTATTAGAAACTTTGCCATTGGAAAAGAAGATGGTGAACGTATGATGTATTATGGATTGCATAATTGTGGTGAAGCTAGTCTTTATGAAGGTGAGGAACAACGCAAAGAAGGTGAGATGGTTAAAGTGATGTCTGCTAAACATCTACCAGAATGCGATATCATGAAGATAGATACAGAGGGTGCAGAAATAGAAATACTGGAAAACTTAACTATACAACCAGTAGTATTTCTTATAGAATTCCACAGTGCTTGGAATAGAAGGCGTATTGATGAGTTGTTGTATGATTACACCTTGATAGAATGCACAATGCGTGGTTATAATTACGGTATCCTAAAATATGTTAGGGGAAATATATGATTTATCTAGTATTTATACCTTTAGGATTATTAGCGTTAATGTTTTTAGTAGCAGTCATTCAAGTAGAAATTAAAAATTACAAGGAGGATAATGATGGATAATGTAAATCATCCAAAGCATTACTTGGTAGGTGGGATAGAGGCAATAGATATTATTGCTAGTCGTTTAACTAAAGAAGAGTTTATTGGTTATTTAAAAGGTTCTAAACTTAAATATGATTTAAGATATCCTTTTAAAGGTAGACCAGAATAAATATGATTTAAGATATCCTTTTAAAGGTAGACCAGAAGAAGATTTAGCTAAATCAGAATGGTATAAAGATAAGCTAATTGAAGTGATGAAAGATGAAGAAGCAATTAATCCACCAGAGATTACTGCTCAATTACAAAGAATGGAAATGGTAGACGACTAATCGTCTAGTTCTGGTACTTCTGAATAAACGGAAAGCCCATCACCACTGATCTCGATGTGGCTTCCGTCATCTAACATTATAATAAGCACGTCTTCACCGTAGTAAGCTTCTGCTTCTACGATCTGTTTTCCAATCATATGCTCACATAATTGTTGAATGTTCATAATTTTCCTTATATGCTGATAACCGATTCTTTGTCTAACTTTTGAGACTTCACTGACCTGCTCCATGAGCCACATCCTTGACATTGAAAGCGTTGATAAACTTTAGATAGACTAACTTGGGTGCCACGAGAGTGTAATTTGCTAGATCCGCAATTTGGACATACAGTTTTTGCGGAATACGCATTATGGTTAGGATGTGATTTTATCCATGATTTAAACTTGTCATAAACCTTCTCTAAAAGAATAACGTCATTCTTGTTGTATTCTTCCATAGTCTTCCATGCTTTACGATCATTATTCATACACTTAACCCACAATGTATGACCTTCATGTTCAGTCTTACTGCCTAAACCTAAAGCTTGTGAAACATAGTCTAGTTTATTAGAAACAAATCTAAATTGTCTTCTTGCTACTTGTAATAAATCTATTTGTTTGGCAGGTGCTGGAGGTGGCATGCCTTGCAATAAAAACTCTTTCTGTAGTATTGGTATATCAAACCTAGAGCCATTATAATGAACAACTGCATCAGCTTCATCTAGTAATTTATGTACTGATTGCAACATCTTTTGCTTACCAGACTTTTGTATAGAGTCAAACATAATCTTTGATTCACCATACCATTTAGCTGCATAACAAAGCGTATAGGATGATTCTAGAAGCTGGTTAATGGATATGTTCTGGTCATATATTCCCCATACATGAGCTGTATTTGGGGATACTTCTATATCAATCATTAAAATTTTCATAGTAGTCTCTAGTGTTGAGATTACTTATTATACACCAAGAAATAGTCGTCTTTCATCTAATCTTCTGTTTTGTAAGCCTTTTAATATTTTACCACCAGCCTTGCAATATTTAACTAGCGATTCCATAGCCGCTTCTTTATCTCCACGAAGCAACGCTTGACGGATGGTTGAACGCTGAAAGCATCCAAGACCCAAATTAAAGCAAAAGCTGACAAGAGCGTCAAACTCATGTTGTCGAAGAGGCACGTTAGGTAACATCTTCTTCATGATGTTTAATTAACTTTATAGCCTTATTAGATACTTTCACGTTTCTTTTCCCATGTACGAGAACCGAAATAGAAACCAATAATAGATGCAGTAATAGCCATTTCGTCTGTAGAGAATACGGCATCAGAAGCCACTACAAAGTCAACACCTGACCACATAGCCCAAATAAGAGAGATAAGGTTAATAAGTACTAATTCACCTACAAAGATAAATGCTACCACAGGTCTTACCATAGCATTCCAATTCTTAACCATAGGACTTGCACCTTCTACAAGTTTTTTATCATGGTCATATAATGCTACACGTTCTTCTGCGTATGTTTGTGCATTGATTTCTTCTAATTTAATTGCTTCTATTTTTTCTTGTGCAATAAAACCTGCTTTAGCTAATTCTAACTCACGTTCTGTTTGTAGTTTAGCCATTTCTCTTTCGTGCTTTTGATCGCCACGTTGTTGAAAGAAACCTAAAATACTAGGTAATCCTGAAGTAGCAAAACCTAATATACCTGATAAAATACTTAACATCTATAACTCCTTTGGGTCAAAGCCAAATTCTTTGGCTACTTTAATTTGCATACGTTTAAACTCACCTTTATGAGATAAATATTTTTTAGAGTGTGGCTCATTAATATATATACCCATGTGGATAAGTTCGTGTAACATTGTTTTACATACTGTATCTAAAAAAGTACATCTTCCAGTAGAAATCATTATTTCATGTTTAGAATTAAATTCTTTCTCTTCTGGTTTATATTCACCATAAGCTTCTGTAGTATTTTTAATGGTAAATTTTATTTTACTTGATGGTGGATATTTTGCATAATTTTTAAATGTTTGTGATGCAACAAAAGCTTCATATAATTTACATATAAAGTCTTTTGTAATAAACATTATTTTGACAATGGATTCATTGTTGAACGTTTTACTGTATTTAACTTATCATCCATAGCATTTACAGTAGCCTCTAGTTCTTTGCGTAAACCACTTACCATAGCAGATGTTTCACGAGAATTTGCAATAGCATCTGATGACTTTTCAGAAGCTTTCATAATAGACTCTGATAGTTGGTATTGTCTTTCGTTAATAGCTTTGACTTGTATTTCTAAACCATTTAACCTAGATTCTATAGGTGCTAAATCAAGACTATCTACAGCCTCAATTGCCGAAACCATCTTGTTGTAAAAAGTTATGCCTGCGTAAGCTCCTCCAGCGATAATCGGCAATACTATTAAAATCATCTTGAGAAGTGCCGAGCTGGATAAGCTCAAGCTGAAGGTTTTGGTTTCTTCCGAACTCACGGTTTATCTCCTGTTCAAATTTAAATGCGTCTGTTATCTCTATTTGCTGTATAATAGGTCTATTCAATATTTCTAGCGAAAGGACTATTCCAAAGCCATGTACAATTTCCTTGCCCTTTGGTGCCTCAAGTTTAGGACTATCCTTGCTTTCATTCTTTTGCTCTTGCTTTGGTGGGTCTTTTGGGCTTTCTTCTTTTGCTTTTGGTGTCTCTTTAACTTCTTGTTTTGGTTGTTCAACCTTAACTTCGACAGGACTAGCTAGAGGACTTACCTCTGGAGTAGGTGTAGGAGCCACAGGAACGCTTATAGGAGGATTATTTACTGGGTTAAGGGGTGAGCTAGGGCTAACTGGAGAACTCACGTTGGTGACGTTTGTAGCACTCTTAACACATGTGTTTGAAGTTTCCACCCATGAATTCCATACAGGATTTCCATAAGGGTCAGGACAAGATGATATTCTTGTCTCTATGATTAAACCTACATAATCTGTTTGACAGGTTAGTTGTCTAGTTTCAGTGCTTGTTTGACACGTTGGAGGATCTTGCGTGCAATTGTTGCTAGTTTCTGTCCAAGCTGTCCAACTTTGCGTAGAACAACTATAAGTCCTGCTTTGATTAACAACACCGCTATAATGAGGTAACGGACAAGCAGTACTTTGGCTTTCAACAGCATCTGTGCAAGTAGGGGTTTGATATACACTACAAATCGGATCATCTGGTCTATAAGAAACGCACCAATAATCCCTAATAGCCACTTCGTTTTCAATACCATAGCAATAAAGGTTTGACATATAACCTTCTTGAGTTGGTGTATAAGTGCAGTACCAAGCATAAGCATTACTTCCTTGTAGGGTTAATATTAGTAGTAATAGGCTCTTCAGATATGAGAGGTATTGTATATGTTTCGCCATATAGTTTTTTGAATATAGAAGGATTGCGTTCATACCAGCCACGTTTAGCAGCATCGCCTATAGAGCCATTTATAGGGCATGGTGAACCTGATTGCATCATAGCTTCAAACACTCTATTATCTTGACATAGGATAGATACTGCAGCTACTTTAAGACCCAAGTCATTAAGAGTTTTAGCTAGTTTAATACGTTCACAGTTTTCATCTTTATAGCCAGAGCCACCACTTACGCCAAACAGTGTACTAGATACAGAACCACTAACAGGAACAAGGCAAACGTCTTGGCTAAAAGCACTTATAGAAGGACTAATGGCACTCGGTGGTGGTTGACCTTTATAGTTAATAGTTGTGGTTTCTGAATGTGCGTTATGCACCATAAATAAAACAAGTAAAACAATAATTGTCCAACTAAATATTTTAGAGAATGTTTTCATTCAATTTACATAAATTATCCCTTCGGAGCATTATATAAGTTAATAGGGGGTAAATATAAATCGTGCCACTCAATCATAGAAGACTCTTATAGTCTTCAGGATTGGTCATGTACGGAGCTAATAATCCAGCAGCATTTAGTGGTGCTGTGCTGCCTTGTATGAGATTAATACCAGAGTATGGTTGACCACCAGTTTTAATAGTGTCAATTACATTTTGTAGGTTTTGCTTTCCTAATGTACCAGCAACTCTTCTGGATATTGCTTTAGATGCAGGTACTACGTTAGCACCTACAATTGCACCAGCTGGACCAGCAACCTTTAAGCCAATTAAAGCTGGAAGACTTAATGAAGCTACATTTTGTCCTTGCAATACTGAACCTTGTAATGGTTTACCAAATGATCGTAATGCGTTTTCAATCTTACCGCCTTTAGCAGCATCTTCAATAGCCTTAACTTCTTCAGCACTAAATCCACGAAGTTTATTTTTGTTAGTAGCTAGGTTCTTAAATTCAGCTCTTAATTTTGTAGAAAATGCAACATCATCAAATGGATCGGTAGCTTTGATACCAGCATTTCTATAAATCTCATCTAACAATTCTGATTTTCTAGCTTGTTTCCATAAGTTTCTAGCTTGTGGAACTAACTTAACAGCTTCTAAATCACCTTTAGCTGGAGATACAAGTTTTGTTGTATCTAGTTTTTCCATGAAATCATCTAGTTCTTCTACAATTTTTCCAGCAAACATTCTATCTGAAGGTTCTGAAGACATCTTAAGACTAGAAATACTTTCTCTTAAGTCTTGCATTTTTTGTAATGTTTTAGGAGAACCTGTAGCCTCATCTAATTCTTTAATAGCATCTGCAATTTTAGGATTTCTAGCTTCACGAACTTTACCACCAATATCAACTTTAACTCTATTAACAAATTCATTGAATGGTTCTGTTTTAATAAGTACACCAGCATCATCTATTTGTTTGTATAGATTACTTGCTTGCTGTTTAATATCTGAAGCGAGAGGAACTTTAGCTTTTGTTCTAAATCCAATATTAGCAGTACCAGTAATTGGTGTAGGTGCTATTTTAGATGCCTCTACAACGTTTTGTATGTTTTGCAAATACTCTGGAGCAACTTGACCTCTTGGTTGATAGGTAAGTGCTTGTTGAACTTGTTGTGCAGTCTTTTCAGCAGTTCCTTTACCAAAGTCACCAGTGAGTAACTCTTTACCTACGCCAGCAATATTTCCTGCAAGTTGACCTATAACTCCAGTTCCTGCAGTAAGTGCAGCTTCTCCAACACCTAACGCTTTTTGACCAATAGATGGTTGTGAAGGTTGACCAAAATTTTGTTGTGCATAAGCTAATACTTCAGCTTGAGATGCACCTGCTGGTGCTGTAACTTCAAATAATCTGCCATCTGGAGCAGTTATTTCAAATTTAGGCATTATCTTATCTCCCTAATTCCCCAAGATCCTGTTCCACCTGAAGGACTATTTAATGGAACATCTTTAGGTGATGCTGGTGCTTTATAAGAACCACGAACATATAATGGATCTACAATAAAATCAGCTTGTCTATATGTTCTGCCATAAGCATTAGAAAGTCGTTTTTCACTTGTTTCCATTTCTTTGTCAAGCCTTTCTAATTCTGCAACAATATCTGCAAACTTTCTTTTTTGTTGTAGAGATGCTTTAAAGTTTTCAAATCTACTACCTTCTTTTTCTGTTACGTTACCAACAGCAGCACCAGTTTGAGAAGCATTTCTCATGTCTGTGATACCTTCTACAAACAATTGGTTCTTAAGTGTTTCTAATTCTGCAGCGGCACTTGCAGCTTCAGAATTTGGTATATAAGAAAGTAATGCACCATCTTTACCAAAAGCCTCTCTAAATTTAGGATTATCTAAAATTCTATTTACAGAGTTTCTAATTCTGCGTGTAGAATTTAAAGCATATTCTGTAGCTTGAGTAGCTTTAGGTTGCTCAATAAGAAGTTGCTCTTTATTCTTTGGAGAAATAGCAGAACTTTCAATAAGAGGAATTCCTACTTTAACTTCTTTTTCTGGTTGCTTAAACCCAGTTGAAGCTTTACCTTGAGGGGTAGCTTTAGGTTGACCTTGAGGGGTACCTGTAGGTTGACCTGTAGGTTGACCTGTAGGTGACAATGTATTTAAAAATGTTTCTTTTGTGGTAATTGGATCAAATTTAATACCAGTATCATATGTGGTTTTTGCACGATTAACTTCTTCTTTTGCAGCATCTGCAGATGTAGGTAATTGACTATAAACACTAAAGTCTTTAAAGTCTTTGTCTGTCCATTTATCAGGTGATTTATTAATACTTCTAGCAAATATATTAAGTTCTTTATTAAATAAAGGATCAATGTTTGCTATAGCTTTTACACCTTCAGTTTGGTCTGCTAAAATTAAATCTTGGAATTGTGGGTATTTATTAATTAATCCTAGAGCACCAACTTCTTTTCTTTGTAATCCTTTTAATTCAAATTGACCTTTTTGAATATCTTGCATCATTTTAGATAATTCAGTTTGAGTCATAAAGTTCTTTGTTGCGGTATCTATAGGAGCTTGTCTACCTGCAGAAGCACCTGTAAATCCACCTAATGCAGAAGCAGCAACACCTTTATTCCAATTAGAAGCAATACCAGTAGCTAAACCAAGACCAGTTCCAATAAGTTGCTGTGTCTTAAGTCTTTCTTGCTCTTCTGGAGATAAAAGACTTGCAACAGGGCTTTGTCTTGTAAGAAAAAGAGTATCTAATAAACCTTGTACATTTAAATCAGCCATGATTATCCTATCCTTCTAACTTGTAAAAGATTGCCTGCCATTGGACTGGTTTGACCTTGCCTAATTGGTTGAGCTGATGCAATAGCATTTCTTAATCTTTCTTGATCTGCCATTTCATTTTGTTGTCTAATATTTAAAAGTGATTGTCCACCACCTAATGCCACCATAGGATTGTCTTGTACATATGACATAGCATTTGAGCCAAGATCAGAAAGTCTTTCTCCAAATGTTAATGGTGTATTTACAGCCATTCTTCTAGGGTCTACTGCAAACATATTTGGTTCTGTTACAATTGCATTAGATGCACTTAATGGAATTCCAGTAGATGGAACACCAGCTGCAGCAAATCCTAAACCATCATCAGCTACATTAAGATATGGAGCAATATTGATTCCTTGTCCAGTAGTTGGAAGACCTGCAGTTCCGCCTAATCCAGATCCTATGTTAGCAAAGTTAATGCCACCTGTTGCAGCACCACCTATTCCAGAACTTGCTGTTGGAGCTAATGCGGCATAACCACCAGAACCTAAACTAGGAGCAGCAGATGGTAACGCACTCTTAAATCCTGAAAATAAATTACTACCAGCACCGCCTGCACCACCTAAAATACCACCAGTAGCACCGCCAAGTAATGCACCTGTAATAGGGCTTCCACCAGTAGCAGCAGAACCTACAGCTCCAATAGCTGCTGGAACTAAAATCTCTGGACCAAGAGAAGGTTGTAAGAAATTATTAATAATCCATATAGGATTAAAATACTTAAACATTATTTACCTACCTTTCCTACTACATAGCAAATAGGTTCTAAAATAGCACGATAGATCATGCCATAAGTATCTCTGTTTTTACCACGTTTTTGTTTCCATATATCAGCAGTACGGTGTCTTGCGATATGCTCTAAAACACCCCTTAAAATGCGTTGTATGGCATTCTTTTCACCACTCTTATAAGCATAGTTTACTAATGGTAAGAATAGTTTGTGATATCCTTTTTCGTATGCTGGATCAAGGTTTTTAGATTGAGCTAACCATATAGCATTACGGAAACTACCAAAACCATATTCAGCATTCATAGCTGTACATACAATCTTGCCACCACCTGATTGAGTAGTTTTAGTCACTTGACCCATTGGAGCACCATATGCAGCACTTAAATATGACTGTAGTTTAGTGTATGGTTTGTTTTGTTCAAATTCAAATCTAGCAATTTGATCTTCAAGAGCTTTTTGTGCATAGTCTTCTCTGACTTGACCAACATTCATAAGTTGGTTAATATCTTGGAATCTAGCTTGAGCTAGTTGAGGTGCTTGTAATGCAGCTGCTTCTTGACGTGCTCTTTCGTTAGCATAGTTTTGATATGCAAGTTCACCCGCTTTACCAGCTAAAGTTGTAGCTAAAGTTCCAGCAGCTCTATTTTGTAAGTCTGCAGATACATTAGATCCATAACGACCAGCTAAAGATGCTGAACCTTGAGCTTGTTTAATAGCATCGTTATAAGCTTGTGTAGCTGTTTGAACAGCTGGTTGCATAGCAGCTTGAAAGTATGGATTAGCACCTAGATATTGACCTTGTACAGTGCCTAATTGTTGATTAAGTGCTGCACCTGTAAGTGGACTTCCTGCTCTTGCTTGTGCTTCAGCTTGTGCTAATGCAGATTCTGTTTGAGCAGATGGGCTAACATATGTTTGACCTGCAAAGTATTCAGGTGTTTTTGTTTGGTATAAGTTTTTAGCTTCACCTAAACCAAATTCTACAAATGGTCTGACAGTAGGATCTAATTCGCTTCTGCTTTCAGATGAACCACCACCTGATCCACCACCGCCATAAAATGTAAATGATTGAACTAATTCTTGTACCCAATTGTGTAACTTAAACATATTATTTCCTTAAAGTGTAAATTCCCATGTTTGTGGTTTAAATCCCATTTGCCTTGCCTTGCGTTCCCATCCACGTCTTTCTGAATTGAATGTAACTTTAGTCTTACCGCCTTGTCTTGCTATTTGCTGTATTTCTTGAAATGCTTGTGTAAAGAGTGCCTCATCATTAAGTAATGACCAAGCAGCCCATACATGAAGCCTGTTTCCGATTGGTTGAAGTACTACGAATCCTACTGGTTTATTATCTACAATACCAATGAACAACATAGATCGTTGCTCATAGCAATCACAATATACGTCTTCAGCTATATAATCTGTATGACCTTTAGACCTGACTATTTCTAATCCTTGTCTAATGTATTCCCAATGTTGACGTAGATTATCTTTAGGTATATAATGTAAAATCATCCTACTATAATATATCCGTATGTTTTATCTGCTGTATTGTTTGCAAAATGTTTTAGTGTTGCTTGACCTTTACTTCTAGCACTTACATATACGTTAGTAGATGCTGAAGGTGATACATAATTTAAAGTTGTAATAAGTGATGCTGTAGATGGTCTAGTAGGGCTTGTGCCTGCAGCTAAAAATTCTAAACTAACATTGGTACTTGTAGCATACCAATATAGTTCTATATAGTCGTTAGCAGCAAGCTCTAAAAAGTAATTCCATCCAGCAATAATATGTCCATTTACACCGCCATGACTATTAGGAACAGAAATAAATCCTGCAGAACCTGTAATATCTGTTCCATTTTTTCTTAACCATACACTTATATCTTGTATTTGAGTATCTGTATTTACAAACTGTCCTGACCATTGAAAATTATATGTGCCAGCATTTCTTACATTCATTCTTGAGCTA